AACTGATAATTCCACGTTTGAGTTGCTAAATCACCAAGGTAAACTATAATATCACCAGCCGTTATATCAGCCTCAAATGATATCATATACACATTACCAGGATTATCAATATATTGACCTATTCCTATCTCAGCAGGTTTAGAGTTATAAGTTGTAGCACCTTCATTGCCGTAATAATACCACGATGTCGACCATCCGCCAAATATTCCGTAATTAGTACCGGTAACTACATCGACTTGATACCAATTGTTTAATGAGTTAGCAAAGTTTGCATTTTCAAATTCATTGGTATAATTTAAACTACTATCTAAAGTTATAAGTTCAATGCTTGGTATATTTTTAACTTGTATACACATCTCATCACCATCTTGCAAAAGTACATTATACTTTTTTTGGTCAGAGTTTAAACAAGTTTGTGCATCAAATAATGGTGCATCGAATTGTATAGGTTGGTTAAGTATATTCTCAATTGCCATTTTCGGTCTCTTTAGATGTGTTTATTGTAAATTGTGCTTGACCGCTAACTGGTGAATATTTGATTTCTTGAATCCAACCATTGCGTATCTTTTGCCCATCCATTGCAAATTTAACACTTCCTATCGGATTATTTAAAATTCTTAACCATTCAGGTTCAGTCATCGGGTAATTAAATTTATGCACTTTAACGCGCAAGTCATCAGGATTAACATTGTTAAAAATACCACCAAAAATAGAAGTCGATGTACATTTTAAATATGTCGCTAATTCATCTAACTCAATTCCCCAGGTAACATCACCGGTAGCTACATTCCAGTAATGAAAATTATAATTATATCCAGTACCATTAGGTATTGAACGCATCACCAATTTAATATAATCACCTTGCACCATACTAATAGTTAAATTAGGAATTGATGCGGAATAATTACCACTACTTGCACTAAACGCCCAAAAATGATCATCAGGATTTGAGCCGTAAAAATTATTACGAGTTCCAAAATGAAACCTTTGTTTTTCATTCCCAGCCGAATCATAATGAACTATGTAATGTTGGAACATAACTATACTTGTACCTGTGCTAATGCTACCGGTTTGAAAAGTTATTTGTGCGTCAAAATTATAAACCGCAGTTTCAGCCGCCGTATAACGATGCGTTGTAGTATCAAAGTAATTGCCATAATCATAGTTTTCAGCATTTAAAAAATCATCTTTTTCATCTACTGTATTTAATACCCCAGCGCCGTGTGCATTATCCGTACTTACTGGTGTATTTGCGTAAGCATATACTTGACCAGTTGTGGAGGATGCATAATAACTTGCTAACTCACTCGATAAATTTTGACCATACCTTTGTGAGATGTGATCATTATTAAGCAATTCATTATAATAATAACTATCAGGAACTGTATTAATAAAATTGCTATTAGTAGTGCGCCCAGTAGTAAATGTTAAACTTTCAGTAGATAGCATTACAATATCACTATCATAACTTTGGTCTAAATTCTGAACCATCTTTTCAATCAAATTACTACTCACTATCCAGTTACCGGTAAGGTCTAATGTCAAGTCCAGGTTACAAGTTCCCAAAAGGTGAAACTCCTCTTCTCTAAATCCATAAAAAGTAATTGCTTCAGGGAATTTATAAATCGAATTATAATCTACTGGTGAACCAAACTTAACCTTTGCATATAATTTATCAGTATCAAAACTTGTAATAATTTCATCTATTGCTACTGCATTAAATATTTCAGATGCATTGTAACGATATTCCGCTGGTTCAATCCTTATTACCGGTTTACCAACTTTACCATATGGGTCTTCTACCGTTAAAATTAATGGAATGCGTTTACTTACTTCCTGGTATAATTCTAAGAAACTAAATTGCACCCATCTACCAGTTAATGCGCTAACCGTACCTTTACGCATACGATAACCAGTAGTCAAAGCAATGCCACCATAAAAACCAGTATAGGCAAAAGCATCACTTTTAAAGTCAATAGTGTTATCGGACATAAAGCCAATCATGTAGTTAAAAGCATCCCACACTCTCGCACATTCTACCTCATATTTAAATGAATTATTAATAACACTATAAACATCTACCGTGTATTGGTTGCAGTTGGCAAGTACCTCACCATTCTTTGTCTTACCACTATCCAGTGCGGTCTTAATATTTTTGTTGTTATTAATCTTTGCAAAAAACGATTTATCTACAACCTTACATTTTACCGTACAAGTCCTTTCGTTAACCTCGCAGTCAGTTAGCAATATCGCACCACTAAAAATTAAATAGTCAATCTTATCGCAAGTGCTAAATATTTCGCAAGGTATACTTTCACAAAAGCTATCATTTTGAATCTTATCATTTAAATAAGCAAATCCACTACCATCAAACTCCAAAGTATATTCCTGATATTGTAAGAATAGGTTATATTGCTTATCAGTTTTAATAGTGAAATTTATATCTTGCCAGTTTAGCGCCGGGTCAACCTCTATATAGTCAAGTGTAAACTTTATCATATGATGTAACGATTATTAAACCTACCACCAATCTCATTAGCTATTACTTTACCTATTGTTTGCGCATTCTCTACGGTCACCGTTCTATTTTTATTCATTACTCTTCCTAATGCTAATGGGTCAATGGTCGCTACTAACTCGCCTGAATTGCCTTTTCTATGCCCTCTAACAAACGAATTAATATCGGATGCGCTAATCTTTTGCTCGTAAATTGCTTTGATTGTAGGCGCATATTTTTTGTTTATTGATGTTGGAATAACCGCTTCACCTGGTTGTAACATTGCCATTACACTATCTCTTCCCATATCCACACCAGGTACTGATAAAGTTCCTTTTTGATACTTAGGTAAAGGTGTAGCGATAATCTTTGCAAGGTTAGCACCTGCTACCGCAGTAGTTAAAGCAAGTACCGCCGGAATAGCCGTAGGAGGCGCTTTTAATGCATTGATTAAGGCAGCTGCAAAGTCAAGTGTTGCCTTAAAAATCGCAGCTTGTTTATCAGCCACATCAGCTTTGTGTTTAATCTCATTTAACTTTTTCTGATATTGCTCCTCACTAATTAAACCTTTGTCTTTTTGCTTTTTTAATTCAGCCTCTTCCGCACTTAATTGTTGGCGTGTAATATCTAAACCGATATCTGCAAAGCTACTCGCCGCCCCAACTATTGCATCCTTAACCGCTAACTCAGTAGCTAATCTTTTCTCGGCATTTTTCTCCGCGTCCTCAGTAGTTTTTTTCTGCGCATCTTGCTTAACCTTCTCCGCGTCAACTGTTGCCTTAGTAATCTTATCAGTTATCTCTAATTGTTTAATCTGATATTCAGTATTTATACGCTCACGCTCAGTTGCAGTTAAAGTTTCATCAGCAAGAATTTTTGCATACTTGTCATCCAAAGCATCCATCTCTATCTGCGCTTGTTTAACCGGGTCAGCTTCTTGTTTTAATCGTAAGGCAATCTTAGCATCAATTAATTTTTGCTCTTCCGCTAATTCCTTATCACAACTTGCTTGTGTTATCTTATCTTGTTGAGCGGATAGGTTTGATCGTGTTGCATAATATTGTTCCCATAGTGTAGATAATTCTAATGCCGTACCTTTGTTTGCCTCCAGAAATCCTTTCTCTAAAGTGTAATTCTCAACGGCAAATTGTTGCTGAAGTTCTAACTTCTTTAATGGGTCTTTCTCCTCATTAACTTGGTTCTGTTGCTTCAACTTTAAAAGATTCATCTCAGCTTGGAATGCAGCTTTCTTTTCTGCTAACGCTTTCTCAGCATCCGCTTTACGCTTCTTTGCATTCTTATCTCTCTCCTCATTCTCTTTATCGGTAGTTTCTTTGTCTATTCTTTGAACATTATAATTATATGCCTCAACAATTTTACCTTTACGTTTAGTAAAAGAATCAAAATCTTTTTGAGCAGTTTCAAATTTTGCAGAAGCATCTGCTATTTCTTGATCACTTGGTGCAATTATTCCACCTAATGGACCAGCATTTAATGATAAAGCTTTCTTTTTAATTAATGCTTCAAAAATCTTCTCTTGCTCTTTTAATGTTTTATTAGCCTTTTGAACCTCAACATCATTATCTGTAATTTGCTTGTTGTATTCACGCTCTAAAGCATTACGTTTAGCGGTAAAGTCATCTATACCACCCATTGCTAAACGCATCGCATCATATGCATCAGCTGCCTCATCGGTACTATCTCGTAATGCTTTCTGACCTTCCGTTAATTCATTAATCTTAATAGTCGCTTCATCTGCGTCACCACTTAATGCATAAATAGCAGCACCTAATGCTACAACACCGGTAATAATTAAAAATGCCGGGTTAGCTAATAACGATGCATTTAATGCACCACTTGCTACTGTTGCCTCAGTTTCCGCAACCGCTAATTCTTGGTTAGCAACTGCATTAGCCTGGGTAGCTGCATTAGTTAAACCTAATACAATTTGTAAATCTTTAAACGCATCCTTCATACCCATTAGGCTATTCAAACCTTGGGCAAAGTTTAATGCACCTTGTAACTTTTGTGCAACTTCTTGCGCTCTTTTACTTTCACCTCCAAATAATTGCACAGCACCGGTTAAACCTTGGAATGCACCCAATGTACCGCTCAACACATTTGATAATGCGGTAAATTTAGCTTCAGGATTTAAAGCCTTAACGCGATTATTAAAGTCATCTAAATCATCTGTTAATTGAGCAACTTTTTGCGCTGCTGATATTGCCTCTTTGCTACTTGCGCCGAACTTCTCAGCCATTGCTTGAGCTTCAACCTTAGCTTCTTTAATTTGAGTTTTTAAACTCTTAAAAGCTTTATCTACTTTGTCCGCCTCTTTTTCCGTCTCCAACAAATTTTTATTTAAATCGTCAGATGCCTTTGCGGTCTTATTAAATTCATCAGTAAGGCTCTTTAGTCCAGCCGTGTTACCAACTACTTCTATTACTATTTTATCAGCCATTTTGTTTATACATATCTTCGACTAACAATAAATACTCAATTAAGGAAAGCTTCCGGTAATCTACACCATATTGCTTCCCAATCTTTATTCCCGTAACAAAATTTGCTTCAAGGTTTCGTTGGATGTCCAACCAATAACTTTGGCTAATTGCTTCTTTTCGGTCTTTTCTATCAGGCTCAGACATTTCTCCAAATCGGTTGCTGATATAGCTGGTAAGGGAAATATGTGCCTTAAAGCAATTGGTACATTGCAAAAAAAAACCTCTTTGTCCTCCACATTGTCCTTCCAAAACTTAATTTTCTTTTCAGCATACTTAGCATCGTATACATACGGCGATTCGTGTTCATCAAAGAATGCAACCCCAGCCATTTTATAAAGTAATTCAGCAGTTGGTACAATCCAGTTTAAACGCTCTTTAATCATAATAACCAACTCGCCAACCTTCATAATATCTATCTGACCATTTTTACCGCTCATCCATTCATACATCACTTCAATAAACGCTTTCAAATGATCATTAGTCATTCGATTATTCCATTCATCATATACTGCTAACGCTTGAAATCCTCGCTCGGTAAACGTGTTAAAACTATCTTGTAAACCATAATACTGCACACCGCCAACAGTGAATGCTGGAACTATTGTGTGACCTTCGTGTAACTGCCAATTAATTACTTTGTCCATAACTTATTAATGCTTCGTGTAACTTATCTAATTTAGCCATCTCATAGATGTGCTTATTTTTCATTAAGGTAAAGTCAGTTCTACCTCTACAAATTTTCAGTAATATATTATCTCTTTTGTATTTATCCTGGTAGCATCCTGAGCAATTACATCTCCCAACATATTCAAATCCTTGCTCAATTAGGTAACCGGTTAAATCAGTTTTAATTTTCTCTAACGCTTGTGACAATTCCATATGTTAGTGCGTTAATTCCGCATAATGCAAGTGTGTAACCAAACCAATAGTGCCAAGGTAAATCTAATGTCGGGAATACCCACAACGAATGCACTGATGCCATACACATCGGACATAAGTAAATAGGTTTTTGTATCCATAATGGCGCTTTCTCAAGTAACTTCTCTACCCTGTTTAATATCATACCAGGTTCAGTCGCTATGTTAAACCCGATGCATATAAAACTATTTATAATTAATGCTTCTATCATTATGCTAAAGATGCGCTGTAAATTGAATCATTAATATTATTAAAATCGGTAATAGTAAATATTACACCAGTTTCAGTACAAATAATATTTGTATTTAAAGTTAATACTGTTGCATTACCATTTTTAATAACAATTGAAGCTGATATCTCGTTACCATTTTCATCTAAATTTTGTTCAACCGTACAACCTATTGTTGCAATTGGGATAGTAACTGTTTTTAAATTATAACCAGTGTAGCTTGTTGCATCTACATTATAGTTATAAAATTCAGTCCAAACTACTTGAAAGAATAAATCGTTTATCGCTGAAACAGTTGCAGTTGGTAAGGTATACGCTATTTCTTGTGTTGGAATTACTGGCATATTAATCTGATACGTTTATAGTGTAAATGAAATTAAGATTTATTGAATTATATAATGTGTTATTAATTGTCAATTGTTGCTGATCAGTTAAAGCGCTATCGCTATAAACTTTACCAGTCATTGTCATCATTTCAGGTGTAAAAAATCCCGTAGGAAACTCAGGCGCTGCGGACCATAAATAAACATCACCATTTGCATCCGTGCTAACCGATTGAACATATCGCTTATGTCGATTAGTTTCTATGCTAAAATAATAAATTGCTAATGGAGTTAATCCGGTTGGAATTGTATAATTAGGTTCACAAGCTGTAAGTGTTAACTCATATGAATTTAAACATTCAGTAGATGCTGTAATATGAATTGCGTAATAATAGTCCTCAGTTTGAATGTACGCAAAATAAACTTCTGAACTTGGATTAGCAAATGTAAATGTTACATTAACCGTATCACCCCAATTATTACCATTACTAATTGTGTATGTAACACTACCACCTATTGTTGCTGTCATATCACTGACCATATTATCTAAAAAGTCAGTTAATGTAGCACCTATTCCTGATGTGTTAGGTACATAAGTGTCATCGTAAAAATATTGATAAGATGCTAAATTACCGCTATCAGCGGAGTTTATAGTGCATTGTCCAGTGTATGTTGCCATGCTCCAAATTTACGCATAAATTTTAATAAATTGGTGATGAAAAGCAAAACAATAATAACGAAAGCAATCTAAAAAATCGGACATCTTAAACTCATTACTTCTATCCTTTTTTATGTCACCTTCATTATCCACTTCCACATACTTCAAGTCCTTTATCAACCTGGCGCAACTATCGTTAATCTTAACATCAGCCTTTTGCAATAAGCTATTCATAAGCACTCGCGTATCAGCTACGGATGGATTAATGTTACCTACCTTCATTTGATTATCACCTAACATCAGTTTTTGCTTTATAACCGTGTAATAGTTATAGTTACCTTTAGTTAATGCCGACCTATTACGCCCAGTAGCATCACCGGTAATCATCAGCGGTACATTGTGAAAGGTAGCAAGTAACAAATCGCACAATTGAAAGATATCAGAGTTATGTAGCGCAAATTCCTGAATGATGCGGATAGTGTGACCATTACTTTGCCCAGCAATGCACGTTATCGGGTCTTTGTTGAAGTCAAATGATAAAAGCACCGGTAAGGATGGGTCATAAGTCAAACCACTTGTAACGTGCTTATTTGCGTCAAATGCATATGCAAATGGATTATTAGTTACATCCACATCCTCCGCTAATATCTCACATCTAAAGCTTAACTCATCCATTGTTTGCCGTATCTCTTCAATCTCATCACGATCAATAAACGGATTATCGTAGGTAGATAAATTAAATGATGCCCAATTATCTTTTTTATTGGCATGAAGTTGCTTGAAATAGGTCTGACCAAACTTAGGCGTTGAAAGAATCCAAGCATCACCTTTAAAGTCCATCAGTGTAGGTAAGATAGTATTTTGCCATGCATCCTTAAACTTCTTTGCCTTCTCAGCCTCATCCACTATCACACGCGCATACTTGCGACCTCGCCCACTATCAGGATTGTCCATCGACCAAAAGTCAATCACACCGCCGGTAATAAGCTTTATCTGTTTTGTCTGCTCATTCTTTTCCGCAATAATAGGTTGTAGCCTTGTCTTAACTTCAGACCACACATCAGAGAGGTCGTTATAAGTAGGAGTAAAGTAAGCAACAAAACCGCCAGTAATGGCAATCCGAGGAATAAGATAATTGATAGCAAAAGTCGTTTTGCCAAACCTTCTACCAATTTTAAGGACATTAAACCTTTTTGAATTATTAAGTACATTTAATTGTCCCTGGTGTAATTTCTTTAAATGAATCTCAATGTCACTCATCCCACTTAATAACTACTTGTTGTTGTTCGTTAGTTATCTTTACTTGTTGCTGAGGTGTACCATAACGGTAGTTCATATAAAGCTTCACAAAGTTAAAGTCACCTCGCTCAACACCTCGAAGTAAAACAGCAATCGCGCGATCATCGTAAGGTGATAGTTTGCGGATTAGTTCTTGCTCTTCGTCTCTTCTCGGTCTACCCGAACCAGGTCTCGCACCACCTTTCTTTTTAGGAATTTTCGGTAATTGTTCTAAGCTCATTCTTTAGTAGTTTGTAAACTTCTTTCCAGTAGGTGATTTGGTCGCTCACATAACTTAACACCTGAATCTCGTTAAGAATAGTCGATACACATAATAATGCGCACTCAATAGCTAACTGCAAGTCCTCCACTTTCTCGAAGTAAAGTTTAATTAAATAGTCACAATGTTCTTGTTCATTCATTTTGCCAGTATTAAATTCTCGCCATTACGTAGCAATACTTTGCATCCTTTAGCCTTCTCAATTATTGCTTTGTCGTTTCCATCGTGTTCAACGCACCATATCTTAACATCAGGTAATTCATCGTATAGGCACATAAACAAATCAGTCGATGAACCTTCCACATCAATGTTCACAAAGTCGTACATATGTCCAACCTTCTCAAGTAAGGTTCTATGATGACAAGTCATAACAGCTATCATTTCAAATGGTGTTTGGTTTTTCCACTTTTCTACATTAGGTAAGTTATGCGTTGCAGTCGCTTCGATGTTATCGTAAAAGTCAACCAACCTTTGCTCATCAGTAACTATACACGCATTCACCAAAGTTAAATTATTTTTGAAATCTTTTACATTTTCTTGCAATTTAATAAACGTGCGCGGTGAAGCTTCCACCATTACGCCTTTCCATCCACGTTTAACTAATTCGTATGTGTTGCTGAATGTTATACCATCAAACGCGCCTATGTCCAGGAATGTTTTGGTACTATCGCCTAAATATTTAAGGATTACTTCCTCTTCGTTATTTTGTGAATACATCTATTTCTTTGTTCTATAATAATAATGATACATTGTCTTATCTATAAACCCGGCACTGCTGATTAATCCGCTATTAGCTAACTTAATCCCGTAATCCCTATCCTCTCCAAATGTTTTTTCAGGAAACCTAACCTTCTTGGCTATCTCAGTTTTAACCACGTTAATATGCATTATCGGGCGCTCATATGTGACATATCTTCTGTGGCGCACCGTTGCATACTCTTTACCATACTGGTGTACAAACTCAGTAGGATTCTTACCATCTGTATAAATCAAACCTTTAAATCCTATCACATCCACACCCATACTAATCATATGCATATGGTCATCGATGTAACTTTCAGCAACCAAGTCATCGTCATCTATAAACACCAGGTAAGGAGTTTTAACTTGGTCTATTAGCATATTACGGATTTTACCAATATTCACATTGCCTTCATTAACGCAACTAATAATTTCAACGTGCGTTTGGTCTTGAGCGTTTAGGCATTTCATTAACCGTTCTAAATAAAACCCGCGCTTCTTTAATGTCGGAATAAGGATGGTTAAATATTTCTCAGAGATCATAGTTACGTGCTTTTAGTTTATCATACACCGCCTTACCATTGCTATATGCATAATTACTATTCTCGCGCTCGTATGTCTCATCCTTCTTACTTTTACCTACTATGTAATGCATATGCTCAAACAATAGATGTCTACAATCAATTAAACAATCCAACTTTTTAACCACATCCAACAAAGCATTATCTGCAAATAAACTAAAGAAGTCGGGATGGTAAATATAACCGATGCGCTCGTATAACGATTTACTCATTATCGGTAAACTCATAATGTCGCCGTTGCTTATCCCATCATTAACCAGGATGCCATACATATCGCGGTCAATCTTTTCTTTAAGCAGTTCATTCCATCGTGGAGGAGTTAGGAAGTCATCCGACAACACCAGGAAGCAATCACCGGTAGCAATCTTTGCTGCATTGTTACACGCATCTACTAACGACCTATTGTTATTACTGATTAGTATAATACCACTTGGTATAGTCCACTCACGATAACATTCAGCCTGGTCATCATTATTATCAATACTTACGATATACTCAAGTGTATCTACACTGTTATCGAAATTATTAATGCAACTTAAAGCAGCCTCATAACCGCGTTGGCATCTTTTTCTACTTGGATGTATGATTGTCCATTTCATCTACAATAACTTTAAAACCTTTTAATTCTAATTCACTTATTCGATATTTCTGTAATGCACTCAGCTTACCATTAACCGCTTTAACTTCCACAAATATAATCTCACCTGGCTTCATACAAAGTAAGTCCGGGATTCCGTTTTTGTTGGTCTTAGCTAATTTAATAACATAAAACCCTAACTTCTCCCAGCGTTCAATTACCTTCCGTTGATATGCACTCTCAAGCACCTTGTCCTTTGTATTTCTTGCGGTAATTTTTGGACATTTTTAGTCCACTATTTTTCTTTTTGCTATGAACACCGGGGCGCTTACGTCTCGCCTTCTTGACAAACCTGGTGCTTATTGTTTTGGTCGCTTTCGCCATTGATTTATAATTAATTGATTGATAGGTTTTTGGTTAATCTATTTAGAATCATTCTAAATAACTACTCCACTATTTGCCAGTAAACAGTGCCGTTGTCGCTAACATTTGTAGACCTGATTTCAAAGCTAACTCCGTCAATCGTGGATGGTGAATAAATGTAAACATTACCAATAGCAGTAGTGTTGTCTTGGTTGCGAGTTAAGATAACCGCTTTACCCGCGTGAGATGATTGAACCGTTACACGACCAGCAGTAAGGTCAGCATAACCAAAGTTAGCTTCAACCGGTGAACCATCGTCCTCCACAGATAAAAGAATCGTGTTACCATTCTCATCAATTCCGTAATTTTCAGTTCTCATTGTATACGATGAAATAATGCGTAAATATTACCAATTGTTGGATTGAGCGCAGTAAGTGAACTGGCATTAGCCGGTAACGCACCATATGATGCTCTCGTTCCATTAATATAAGTTCCTAAAGATGTACCACCAGCGGATGCTAAACCTATTACTTGGGCAAAGTTAGTAGTAGTTAAACTTCTAATGCCGTGAGCCGTTGCACTACTTGTACTGAATGCAGTAAAGTATAATCCTGGTGTTAATGTAATTGCAGTGCCTGGTGTGAATGTTTTAACGCCAATTGTAGCAGCGGATATGTCACCACTATCTACTACCAATGTAGTAGGTACTACCGTAGTAGCATCCCCATTATAAATCCCAAATCGTAAGTTACTTCCTACCGCACCAGCTGATGTTACCTCAACGGCTATTTGATCAATAACAAGAGTTTTATGAACCGGAAAAGGAACTAAAAAAACTGAAGGTGTTGAATGGTTGGTTGCAGTTAATGTATTTGTGTTATCACTTGGCACATACCACCTTTGGCTTTTACGATAATAATTACCACCTCTTCTATCTGTTAAGTATGTAGATAATCCTGATATATCAGTTGTGCTAAGTTGTTTAGTTTTCCATTGGCTATCCGATGAATCAAAATAAATCGTGTCATTATTGCTTGGTGATTGGGCCTGAACATTATGAAGTTCATCTAACTCATAACCATTTTGTACTCTCACATACATTCTCCCAGCACTACCCGCACTTGCAGTAGTTACAAATCCCAAATAAACTAAATGATTAGGCGCATATGGTTTTACTTTAGTTATTGCACCAGCAGTTGCACCAAGGTATACCGCATCACCATCTGACCAAGTGGAAATAGGTAATGTGCTTAGTCCGTCAAGTAATCCTTGAAGCATTATAAAACCTTTTTGACCTGATGCTATACTTGTTGACATTACTAAACCTACCGTTTGAGCCGATGTCGCATCACCTACGTTATTAGCTAACTTAACAGTCATTCTATCACCTTGCCCACCAAACGCATATACCGGTTGCCCTTTTGTAATTGTTACGCTATCCGCATTAGTTACATAGGCTATTATAGTATTGGGTGAAGTTCCTATACACTGAAAGGAAGGTGTGCTTGAATTATAAACGACTAACATTTCAGCCCCGCCCTCAATATCACCTCCAATTAATGGTCCATCATTATTACGATAAAGGTCTACCGCACCTAATGAATTTATGTTTAGCGTTGCACCAGTAGTATTACCATTTGTAAATCTAACCAAGTAAGAATCACCATCGGCATATGAAGTAACACCAGTAATTGAAACAGTATACGTATCAGTACCTGATGCCGTGCCGTGCGGAATTTCACCAGCACTACCAGCTACGGCGTAATTTTCAATAATTGCATCTACCGCAGTTTTTAAAAGTGAAGCACTTGCTACGCTTGGACTACTGCAATCTGTATAAAGTAATTTAAATTCTTGGCGGTATTTATTACTCTCGTATTCGTGCGTGTTAAAAATCAAATAGTCACCATCTACCGCAGTTGAACAATAAACCTTTTTAAATAAAAGTTCGTCAGTATCTACTATTACTTTAACTTCCGTTGCAGTTTCATCTATAAATTGGTAACTCATTTCTTTTTACGATAAAATGTTAAACCTTTGTACGTTAACCCGTCTTTTATGTAGGTTTTCAAAGTTAATAAAGATTTTATAGAACCATCAAAAAAAAAGTCGTTAATGTCGTGAATATTGTTAAATACCATCCCGGTTTCAATATTTACCAAATCACCCGACCTATTACCATATATTCCTAATCGCGCCTTATTACCCAACCTTCCCCTCGAAATATTAATTTTTGCTTCAGGTGATCTATAACCACGTGCGTTACCATTACCTTTCATACCATAACTTATACGCATCTTTGTTACTGCACTGGCTAACTTACCTAATTTGTAACTATTACCAAGTAATCGTTTTTGCTTTTTAATTGGGTCTTCTTGGACTATATGCCCACCTGGATGTACATTAACTAACTGACCACCGGTAATCCTTCTACCATAGTGCGCTATCCAGTATTTTTCTCGCTCTAAAATGTATTTTTTGTCATCGCTTTCCTCCACAATCTCAAACGTGAAACCTCCTTTTGCAACTTCGTGCCAGGCGGAATTACGTTTATTTTCCTTATAAGCTCGATAATACTTTTGAATACCATTTTTATTCCTTGCCTTGCCAATTCCAACATAAAAAACTTTTTTGTCCTGATAGTGTTTATAAAGAAACCACATATTGTTTTTTGAATAGTGAAGTAGTATAGTTTTTTTTGTTACTTACTGCATTGTAAATTTTTTCCTCTATACCATCATTTGCAAATATCCAAAAAATTTTATTATTAGTCCTGACATTAGTAGTCATTCTATCTCGCGCTTGGAAGTATGTTACTGCTGAAAAATCAATGTTTAAAAACACTAAATAATCAGCATTGCGTAAGCTTATGCCTTCCCGACCACTTACCATTTGAAGCGCTATTTTTTTATCAGTCGTATCAAATTCGTTTAAATCATCTGTAATCGTATCACCAAATACTTTCTTGATCATATCATATTCAGCCTTGAATTTATAAAAGATGCCTATTTTTTTACCGGCAAAATGTTGCTTAATAAAATTAGCTTTTGTAAAATCTAAAATAATACTATCGCCGTCTTCAGTAATAACAGTACCTGAATAAATTTGATGTAACTTACCCATTAGTTTAACGCCAGTGTCAGCTAAAATAGCACCCTCCTCTAATTCCACTACATTATCTTTTCTTAATTGTTTAGCAATCTCATAAGTGTTTTCATCCAAATCCACATAAATAATTTGCTCTTCTATTTCAGTGACAAACCCACTATTCTTTTGTGACCATCGGATAAAATACTTGTCAATTACTGGTAATAGCTTATCCTTGTAGCATAACTTATAGTTATTGATTGAGCCATAACCATAATTAACCGATTGAACATTTACATAAATTTTTGCCCACTGATAAAAACTCATTCCGATAAATGGATTACCAGGACAAACATAAAGCTGATGAAATATCTGACTATAACTCTCCGGGTGCGGTGTACCTGATAATAAGATTTTAGGCACATCGTAAAATTTAATCCTTAACAGATTTACTCGTTGTGGAATTTTTGGGAATCCGCCCATAGTATGAGCCTCATCGCAAATTATCAAATCAAACTTATCCTTTACATTATGTAAATTTTCCCAATTAACAACAATTAATTTATACTGAAATCCAAAGTTTGCATAATCCGTTTCGATGCTTTTTATAGCTTTTTTTTTAGTCAGAAATAAAACGCTTTTACAACCTAATAATTCTGCAGTTTTTAATGCCATCAAAGTTTTACCTGTGCGCACCTCAGCAGCAATATAGCAAAATCCATATTCCTTAACTTTTTTTGATGCCTGGTTGGCTATGTCTATTTGATACCTTCTAAGTTCCATCTTACCATCATATTTTTAGTTACTGGTTCTTTCATTCTTTCAAGCTTACTATTAAAAAACTTACACGAACTTTCGAGTGCCTTGCTAAATCTATTCTTTGAATAGTCCTTTTCACTAAACTCACTTTGCGTTAAAAACTCACCATATAAGTTACTCAACTTAATAAACTCCTCCACTTTTCTATCAATAAACCATTCATAAAATTCAGATGTAAACTTATCACTTATTCTTTTCTGAATTGATGTCTCCGATTCTTTCATCTTTTTAAGGTCGTTACTTAAATAGAATTGAACCGCGCCAAGCATAAACGTGTAAAAAATATTCCACTTCGTTACATCCCAACCTATAAATAAATGCTCACCCAGGTAATCTACTGGTGTATTTTTATCGTTAAAGAAATTGCTAAACTCAAGTAAAAATTGTCGGCGGTTAGCAGCTTGAGATTCGTTGTCAATATTGTAATTTGTCGTGATCAAAAACTTGGGCGAATTTTCATAGTCAATAAATAACTCATCCTTATTTTTCTTTTCTACCGTCAAACCATCAGTAATTTTGCTAAACAAACTTTCAAAAGGCATATTTCTCTCAGTGTCCTGAAGTAAAATTATTTTAGTGTCAATAGTTACACGCTGGAAGGCAAAAGCTTTTGTCGGTTCAAATCCTTTACCATCAATAGTAACCGTCTTAACCATTTTGCTAACGGCTTTCGTTAGTAGTCCTTTGCCAGTTCCTCCACCCACTTTATTACTACTACTCTCCTCTCCAAAAATGATACAGTAAGGTTTCATCTCATCTTTGTAATCGTGGAGGAGGTAACCGATAATATTCATACAGTAATCAGCACGTTCAATATCATCATTGTTAATTTTCATTATGAATTTATAAAAGCTGTGATCAGCAAAATCATAATTTAAATCTAATTCGTGTTTAATAACGCTACTTTTCCAAACGACATAATTTTTAATATCATCATGCGTATAGTCAAGCAACTCTATCCCATTTGCAAAGCTTACACGCGCTACCCCATTGGTAAAAGGAAAGTAAGCAAAGTTTTTATCGCTCTTTAAAATTTTAACATTGGTATATTCCACAAACTCCATCTGAGCCTCAGAAAATAAAGTATTTGACCTTTGCTGGACAATCTCAAGCAAGTCCTCGCGCATAATACTATCAAACACATAACTTAAGCTCATTATGTAATCATAAATCGCATCTTTAATATCAGTAATCTTAACCTCTTCAATTAATCCTTTTTCAATTTTTACATATCTAAAAGTGTTATCAATTTTATATCGATAAATGTTCAGGTGATTACTGATAAATTGCGTAAACTTATGTAACTGAATTTTAATCGTTGGTTTTTTATCTTTATTCGGTATAACCTCCCAAAACTGCGCAATCTTTTTACCTTGGTTAGCTTCATAGTTATCAATTATCTCTGCGCAATCATTTATACTTAATCCATCCAGCTTCCTTAGTTCATCTACAATCTCATCCTTTTCGGCATTGTCAGCTTTCATCGAATGTATAACCGAGGCATACTTATGTTTAATTTGCTTTCGCACTCGACCATATCCAGCATTCAATAATTCCTTAAAGCATTTTGTCCAGTCATTATTACAGTTTAAAAGGCAATAAATAGCACTTTTGCTATATGCTTTTTCACTTTCAAATTGGGTTGAGGTACTAAAGCAATAAAACTTATTTAACTCTTTATGATATGTCCCGGATGTTTTGCTGGAAGTATCGCCAGGTCTTTTTAAATGGAAACGTGTCGAATTTTCTGAGACAATTGTCCAGCCGTGTTTAGTAAATTCCGTTAGTACATCACCGCGCAAGTTATAATCGTCAAATGGACTATCAATAAAACTACTATCGTCAACATCCTTAATTTTTTTAGGAATTACAACCTCACTTTCTATCACCTGGTTAAATGATCGTGCAAGTGTTAAAAGTAAATCGCGCTCATCAGCAGTAATAACTATTGCTTCGGTTCGTTCACTTATAAATTCATAACCTGGTGTTGGAGGCGCAAGGCAATATCCTTTTTCAGCTTTAATCTCAATTAGCACTTTTACCTTTTCGTGGGGGTTATGCTCAACTTCCTCATCCGTGCAATAACGATTAGCTAACTTGCAATTTTTAGAACACTCATCTTCTATCCGGTAAATTAAGTGATAACCGTTACTTGGTGTGCGTACAATTACCAGTTTGTCAATTAGGTTTAATGAATGATTTTTGATGCATTCGATGTAATTTTCGTAGAGATTGCCTGATAAGTCATACTTGCAGTCGATGTCTATCATTTCACGACCTCCGCTCACTTTACCACCAATTGTCGCTATACCTTCAGCATCCTGGAAGTAAACTTCCGCATCAGCAATAGTCATTAATTCACTTTGAAATTTGGTCCAACTTTTAATGGTCGGAACTTTAAGCTTGTTTACCGGTATAACGCTGATACCTTGTTGTAAATAAGCAATAGCTTTTTTAATCATAATGGTAGAATTAATTAATTAAAATTTAATTGGGGATAAAGTTTACAAAAATAACTCTACCATTTATGATAGTATTTTCTTATTTTAATTAATAAACATTTATCCCAAATGTAAAATTATATTAAAAAAATACAATAGCAAGTAAAATAGTAATAGAGTTATTAACAAGGTAAAAGAAGGATGAAAGTATGCTTTTCCTATTATACTCTCCTTTTTACACTTTTATACTAAAATAGGCATTTTTTAATAAATAATTAGTAGATATAGAAAAAGTGCCTTCTTTACCTCCCACTTATTGAAAATCAATTTATTAAGATAGTCATTTGCCTTCCCAAATGCCTTCCAATAGCCTTCCGCAGCCTTCCAAAAATCCTAAAAATGCCAAATTTTAAAAATCTTTAGGAAAAATATGCCTTCCCGGAATTCAAATGCCTTCCGCTAAAAAAAGGTGCATTTTGTTAATAACATATAAAAAGAAACCCATCTTTTGGATGGGTAAATCATCATTTTCTCAATGATTGGGGGTAAAATAAAGGGCGCATGAAGCGCCCCCTAACAACAATAAATAACAAAAAAACCTAAGGAAATAAATTAGTAGGTGCTGAATTTGCAACAACTGGAACCGCATCAAAGGTTGAACTTAGCACTTCGATGTAGTCAGCATTACACTGGATGTCGGTCTTTTTTTCTCCAGTTTTAGTTGTCCATTCAGACAATTCAATTCTACCTGATACGGCAACTTTTGATCCTTTAGTTAATTTAGGCAAAAGGTCAATTGCTTTACCTTGCGGATAGAATTTAACACATTTAACCCAAGTAGTAACCCATTGTCCAGCTTTGTCTTTTTTGCTTGACGCTGACACGCTGAACGATAAGATTTGATACTCGGATGTGTTGTTAACGATGGCATCTTGACCTATCGTCCCAGTAACATTAGCTTGTAACATATTTCAAATAATTTCTTCAAAGTTAACCTATTGCATCGACAACTCCAAAATTCTATTCTTTTTATAAGCTATCATTTTAGTTACCGCATCGCGTGAAGCTTCAGTATTTGCAGTGCGTAACCTCAAATGCTTTGTTAACTCTTCGACTTCTTTTTTGAGTTTTTCGATTTTAATTTCTTTTTCCATAATTCTGTTAGATAAGTATCAATTAAACGATTTCTTTCTTGCAAGGTGTTTATTTCTTGCTGGTGCATATTGATCCTGATAGCATCGTGAAATTCGTGAATTGTGTAATCGTTATTAATTAAGATTTTTTCCCGATATGCATCCATTTTTTCCATGTGCATAAGTTGAGCTTCGAGGTTAGCCTCATACTCATTTTTAAGACGCAGTTCCGTCATATTCAAGTAGTATTAAATGGTTATCAATTTCAATAATTCTAAAGAAGTAAAATTCATCTTTGACAATAATGGTAATGTTAGAGTTACCCCAAATGGTCCATGCAATATCTCGCCAGGTAAGTTTAGCAAGTTCATCTCGTAATTGCATTACTAAGCTGTCGCGCTCTCTTTTAGACATCTCCTCGAAAGGAAACTCATTTAGTTTAAATATAAATTTCATCGTCAAACTTATTTATTTTCATTATTTCTTTTGCCATCTCTTCCAAGGTCTTTTTCGATACCATAGGTTTAAAGTAAAGTTCAAGTTCCAACTTTCTGCGTTTAACAAGTCCATTTGATTTGCGCCCAGCTGAGTTCACCCATTTTACCCAGTGCATTTTAATTGCTTCATCATTTGGATTAGCATTTAATACGGTCATCAATGTAGATTTGCGCAGCGCATTCCAACCTATGTTATAACATAAAGATATTAACGCATCATATTGATTTTGATTAATGTCAGCCGTTAAGAATGAATTTACCTGGTCCTCAAAAAGCTTCACCATATTTTTAAGCAATATAGTAGCCTCTTCTTTAGTTATACTTTCGTCATTCATTGTCACCTTTGTACCATCCAGGTAAAAAGTCGCGCCATAACCAATAGTCGGTACACCTGAAGTACACTTATATGGCTTTGGACAAAAGCCTTCAAAAAATTTAATTAGATTAATCCCGTTTTCGCTTATTCTCATAAAATTCAAGTATTAGTGATATTATAATTCCTATTCCCATTAGTGGCATTATGTATAGTGCCATTTTAATTAGTGTTTCCATTTTGAAAGTTATAAATTAGCATTAGCCATTGTTGGCTATCGATGCCGTAATTTCTTAAATAATAATTAACCGGTAGTGCGCTGGTGTTTGCAATGCCATAATATGGATTCCAAAAAATATAATTAGGACGGTAAGCAAAATAACACCACTGGAAGTTATAAAGTTTAGCAGCGTTAATTACATCCTGGACATATGCTCCACTATTTTTTGCCCATCTAACCGCGTTAAACTCACCCAAAAAGATAGGATAGCCATATTTCTTACTCCACTCCGAAACCACCTTAAATCGCTTTAAAATAGTGTCTGCGTTAAAATTTTCATTCGGGTATAAAACTCCTTTCGGTCTATTATCCAAACCTTGGTGCGTATATGTGAAAGGTAAGTACATATGGAAGTTATACATTAGCTTATCATCAATTATTTTAAACGGCACAAATTTGCCATAATTGGTAGGCATTCCCCACGGACCAGGTGTAAGGATGAAATAAGCATTTTGATCACGTTGCCTAACTACTTCTAAAGCTTTAATGTAAAACTCTTCCAAACGTGGAGGAGTTATAACACGACCACTATCAATTAGCACCGGTTCACCAATAAATTCATATGCATAAACTTTATTAGCAAACTTCTCTACTACCTTACTTACATTATAGTAAGCATTATTTAAATTTTCATCCGTCCAAAAAGCTGGTAATTCATCTGAAAGTTCAGGTGTAAGTAGTACCTCATTAAATGCTATCACGGGTAAAATTCCCACTTTATTACACTCGTCCACTATTCTTAGCGCCCATCCCAATTCCAAATTAAATGCTAATTTAGGAGTTACATTATATTTTTGAGCGCGATAAATAGGCTTTAGTTGGATGCGTAAAGTTTGGACATTGCATTTTTTTAAATAAGCGACATCCATATGCGATGCACCGTTACCTGATTGAATAGATACACCTTGACTAAATGCGTCAACCATTAAAAGTAAAAAAGTAATTAGTGTTAAAATAAATAACCAGGAATCAAATTTCTTTTCTTTTTTAGTTATTGGTAGAGCATATAAGCGCAAGTCATTACATTGGCAAGTTGCTGGAAAGTGGAACTCACATTCTTTCGCATATTGAAAGTTAACCTCTTCATCAATTTCAAATGTCGCGTTGCGATAAAATGGATGAATTGGTAATTCCTGGTAAAGGTGCTGACCAAGTTCAGTTTGATATTCGTAGTGAACTATAAATTCACCGTTGCTATATTGAATAATGTTACCTTTCATATTTTTCTTTTACATAATCTACACCACTTTTAAGCGGTTGTTTAGTGTATGCATTTGCATATTCATAACCTTGCACAGCGCCATGATTATAGGCATCAATTAAAGCTTTCTCTTCCTCCATCAGCATCTCCCAATCGTTTAATTGTACCCAATTATAAAAATCAAAATGATCTAACTCTTTATGCTTTTCGCGAATTAATTTTAATAAGCTCATTTTACACCTCCTTTTAATTTTTCAATAATACCTTGTAAGTAAAGGATGCCATCTACTAATTCTTTTTTGTCGGCATATGGTGTAATATCGCGGTAATTTTCAGAATAGTAGGCATTAAATTTAACTGTTGCATCATTAACATTCTCGCGTCTTTTTGTAACAAACTTGTTTACCGGGATGTCATTTTTAAAATTGTAATCGTTAAACACTACTTTAGGCAATAGTGTTACAAGCTGGTTACATTGGTTGAGATAAATGGTAGTTAAAGATAACTTACCGGTAGCTGTTAGTTGCTCTTTAGTGTATAAAGAGTCCTGGGCATAAGCCACGTTACTTAAAAGTAACAATAATAATAGTTTTTTCATTTTTTTAAGATTAGTGTTAGTGACCAGTGAGAGGTTCGAACTCTCATCCCCATATTTTCCACGCTTCGATTAGCCTTTAGTTAATCTTAGACATATGGTTGTTACCCGTGGCGGTATTCATTCCCGCTTACACCAACTGGTCGAAAAAACCGAATAGTTCAATTAGATGTCCGATGGTTTCGGACTACTATCTTTATTCAAAGCTTCAATTAAAGCATCAGCCATTTCAACTGATATTTTTGCATAATCTTCAGCAGTAAATCCTGAATTTTCGTTATTATCCGCCCAGTGACTACTAATTATCATAGCGGCAAAATATTCACGTTTAGTTAGACCTGTTATTTCATTAAACGCTGCATTGTTTGGATAGGTTTTCATTTTTTCTTAGGATTTAATATTTTTAAAATTAGATAAGTAATTATACCTGATAATATTGCGATGTAAATTTTCATTTATAAATGCTTGTCTTTCCAAGCTGTCAGGATTTTTTATCTATGCAGTGCTTCTCCTTGCACTATTTCAGTTGGTTACAAATTGTAACGGTTTGCTTAGGCATCTTGACCTCCTTTAGTAATATCATTAACTTTTTTCCAAAAATTAACACTTTTCTTTAATGAATAATATTCATCATAAGTCATACTTTCCTCATTGTAACGCGACATAATATGGTCATAAATCTCAAGGTCTAAACTCCATTTGTCTTGAGTTATCCAACCGGTGCGGAATGCCTGAGATATATGCTCAATCTCTAAGCTTTGCATTTTAGTAATTTCAGCAATCAATTGCTCTTTTGATAAATCCTGGTTTACCAGGTCAATCAGTTGTTTAGTCAGTAGCTTCATAATTTTTTTTTGTAAAAGTAATTCAATATATACAAAATGACAACTATTTTTTAACTTTTTTTATTTCGGGTTTAGTCGAGATATAAAATTTACAGTTGCCATCCTTATAAGGAGGATAGGTTAGATAACACTGGATATCCTCAGCTTTAATAGTAAACCTTGCGCATTGGTGTTTAATTGGGCATTCGATGCCGTCACATTTAGTCATTTGTAAACTTGTTTAATAATGTCAATTGCTTTCTCGATGCCTATGCATTCCTTAAACTGACCATTTTTTTTAAGCTGGTTAAACTCATTTACAAGAAGTGATAGTGTCATTGCTAACTT